GGATTTTACTGTCGGCGTGAAGCGCCACGTCTTCGCCCATGACACCCGTCATGTTTTTGAGTGTGTCGAACAGGTTAGTCCAACTCAGCACATCAGAGATTTTGGCTGCAAGCTCGTACTCGACCAGTGTTGCGTCGATGAACGTGTAGTTGTAATCCCTGAAGGTAGTCGTTGGGATACCTTCGCCACCTGCCAGGACGTTCGCAGCACTAGCTGTGTCGCCCCGCGTAAACCGAATAGTTACCGCGCCCTGTTCACGTGGGAACGGAACTTTTTGTCCAAACTGGGCCAAAACAAGGAGTTGCACCGCGTGCGGTAGCAACTTCTTGCTGAAATACTTCTGATACTGGCCCGTAATGCCACCAGAAGTGGTTGTGAGTAATGGCATCGTAATGCCTTTCTATCTTAAATTGTTTCATTGCGTTTCCTTTGTTTTGGCGATTTCAGGTTCGACTTGTGCGTCCGCCACGGTGTTCGCACTCCTCGGATTTGTGTTGCAGTTGCGCACTGCTTCGTCAGCGAAATTGAAACGTTTCAGCATGTTTAGCCGAACTTCCTCAAAATGTTGCTTAGTTACCTTGTCGCACGTTCTGGCAAGATAAGTCCACGGTGGAATGCCTTCGTTCATGTGTTCAACATATGCGTCGGAGGGTAGCCTCTTACGATACTCGTACCGCACACGTATTTTTCTGGAGGTTGTGGTCGCACTTGCCAGTCAATGTCGCTATGCTGTGCCACTCGGTTCATCGGAATTTTGAACGAAGTCACGTCACGTCCTTCACCCCAGTAGGACGCTGCGTGTGCCCGATCAGGTGAAACGAATATCCCATGCGGAATGTCGCCCTCTTTGATACGCGCAATCACGTCAGCAGGTTGCGAAGTGTAAACACGCACTTCCTTGTCCGCGTTGCCAAGTAATTTGTTCACCAAATCAAGCGTCTGCGGTGTCGATTCGTCATTCCCCTCGAAATGTTCAAAATTGCCGTTCTGGTGCAGCAGAAGTCCGACCGTGTTGGGATCGCCTTCTGCCCCAACGTAAACGGGCACTGGATATACGTCCTCCGGTTTACCTTCCATTAGTGCATCGGAAGTCAGTAACCGTCGCTGAAGATCCGTTTTAGAATAAGGCACATCTGCCATTTTCTGATGCACGTCGTCCAATGTGCTGTGTAAATTCGACTTGAATGAATCCATGTACGGTTCGTCCCAGTTATCCGAAAGAAATTTAAGACGCGATTTGTCGTCAGGCGTCTGGTATTTCCCATCGGGAGTTTCTCACCCCCGCCGCCGCTCAGTAGTGTCCCTGTCGACAAAGCTGCACCTGCGTATGCCGCCAATGATCGCAACGACGTGGGATCACGCTGTATCTCTGACAATGCATCATCGGGCAGTATTCCTTGCCTTACCTGATCAATAAGACTGCGCACAGGCGCACTCTGGTACGCTTCAGGAGGTTCTGGTGGCGTAGGCAACTCACTAGGGACAGCTTCGCTACCGCCTTGATACCGCTGCTTTCTCTTAAACAATGTCAGTCCCATGTTCACATTTAACGGTAGTTGTCCGCCTCGGCGGTCAATGACTTTAAGTGCGACTCCATTTCATCGAGCGAGAGGTCGTCAAAGTCCTTTTCACCCGTTCGTGGGCTTGCATAGCCACCGCGTGCCGGTTGGCCTTTGCGCCTGCCCTTTTCCAGTTCAGCTTTGAGTGACACAATCTCGTCCTCAAGTTCCTTCATGTGGCTTTCGCGGGTAACGTAATACGCAGCTTCAGCCGCTAGTTTGAATCCGTTGGGCAGATTGTAGATGCCGGGGTTCTGTTCGATGATGCGTGCAAGTGTCTGGTGCATGGGATCGTTGGTATCCCAAATCTGGGGTGCAGCCTTGCCGACTTCCTGCATCTGCTGGCGCCACTGGTATTCCTTGTTCGCCTGCTCGAACTGCTGGTATTGCTGTTGTTCAGCACGCCCCATCTCGGACGCCACCTTGTAGGCTTTAACCGCGTTCTCGTAGTCGCCGTCGCGTTCAAATACCTTGGCGCCATCGTAGTACTGCTGCGCGGTCAGACCGTCTTTCTTGAGTGGTTGATACTGCTGGGTTTGCGCTTGCAGTTGCGCCAGGCGCTGTTGTTCCTCCCATTGCGCCTGTTGCTGGCGAAATTGTTCCTTCTCGGCCTGTAACGCGGACCATGACCTGTCCTGACGTGCTTTTTCTTTTACCGCCCGTGAGTAGTCGGTATCGGTGCGTTCACGCTTTTGGAATTGGCCGTTCTTGTCACGCGGAGTCTGTTCCTGCTCCTGCTTTGCAGCGATCTCCTCGGTGTCAGGTGTTTCCTCGGCTGTCGGGACTTCGGCTTCAGGCGCTTCTTCTACGGGTTCAGGACGTGCAGGAGGCGTCTCCTGCTGTGAGGCTTCAACCTCGCGGCCTTGCGCTTGATCTGTTTGAATGCCGAGTTCGCGCATTGCGCTTTCTTCAACATCAGGTGCCGTGATACTTTCTGTTTCCATATTATCTATTTACGCTGCGGAACGCCGCGTCCTCTTCTGCCAGTTCCGGTTGCGGGAGTTCAACTTTGAGCAACGAATCTTCTTCAGCGACCATTGCCCGGACACCGAAGGCAACACCGCATTTGTAGGTTGAATCGTGCTGTTCCGCGATGGCGTTCTGTGCTGTGAGATACACGCGGTTCCAACGTAAATGCCTTAGCTTCGCGCCGGTGTCGGACAGGAGAAATTTCGACCAGGCTTGTGAATCAGCATCAGTCCAATAGTCGTTCGGAATTACGACGACTGGGAAGGTCTTTAGCATCGACCACGCGGCGCGTAAGCGGCGAAGGAAATTGTTCATACGATCTTCATTCCCATGATTTCGTTTCCCGTAGGTTCAGGAACAGGGAACATCACCAATCCCGATTCTTCGATGTAACGCTTCAATCTGTCCTTCTGATCATCCGAAAGCCAAATCGCAGTTGGGTTACGCCCCGCGATCATTTCGTTGGTGCGATAATCGATGATTTCATCCAAGATGTTCATGGCCCTACTCCTTGTTGCGGTATCGGTTGCGTTGGCGGGGCGGACGGCGGCGGAATCGGTTCAGGAATCGGTTGCCCCGTACTAAGTGGTGGCAATCCAGCGGCAGCTAATGCGACGTTCACTTCGAGATCGGTAATTGGGACGTTGGCTTTCTTCAAACTGGCTAACGCGTTGAGGACGCTCGTCGCGTCTTTGATAGGATCGGTACTGCCCGAAGCCTGATCTCCCCCGGCAGAAAGACCCGGTCCGCCGGGTTGGGTCGAATTTGGCCCGGGCAGTACATTACTCGGCAGTTGCCCCTGCGCGTCAGACTGAGCTACCTGCGAGAGAAACTGGATGAGGGGCTGCATTGAAGCGCGAACTTGGTTCAGATTCTTGTCGCCCTTCTGCGCCAGTGCGTTGTCGTGATCGGCGCCGTGTTGCAGCATCAACCGCGCAAACTCAGGCGTGATCGGTTCCTGCGCCTGCACCCTGCGCTGCACGAAGCCTTCCATGCTTTGAATGTGCGCATTGTCGTCGTCGCCCGGTTCCACCTGCGCCGGGAATCCAAGCAACATGATGGAAATTTCCTGTGCCTGCACTTCCATCTGTTCCTTCAGCGTTGTCCCCGGATCGGTGAACGCACGTTTGATCATCCGGGGGTCGTCCAGCTCCATGACCGACTTCTCCAACTCATCCTGTCGCCAGTAAGGCGAACCTCGGAACATCTGGAGCCGGGCGATAGCTTTTTGGAGTTGCTGCGGTTTATTCCAGCTTTCCGCGCTTCCGTTGGGGTTGATCTCGTATTCGCCCTGTAACGCATCTGGCGGCAGTTGCCCAACCGTGTCATACAGTACATAGGTAAGGCTCTTGCTGTCGTACTGCTTGTAGAGTGACCAGCACATCCTGAACAGGTCGCCAAGATCCAAGCGGAACACGCGGCTGCGCATGTCGTCCGTCAGTTGGCTTTGCCCGACAATGGCGTTTACCTGCGTAGCGGTGACATCGCCGCGACCGCTGGGATGCCCCTGGAGATGTGCAGTCGCGCCGAGGTCGGGAACATTGATTCGGTACTCGGCCAGGGCGCGGGTGGTCTGCATCTCTTGGTCGAATGACAACGGAGGTGCTTTGGAATCCACCGGTTCTACACCGTCTGGTAGCGTAGAACCCGGCAGGAACTTGGTGTTAGAGGTGTTCTGTCCGCTACTCAGACTGCCCGGAGTCCGCTTGAACAGCGGGCGATTGAAGAAATCCATCCAGTCATGCTTGAAATTCCATTGCCGGCACAGCGAATCCTCGAATGACGCTACTATCTCCGCCACTCCGCGAGGGGAATACCAACCCTCATCTTTGATCTCGCTGCGAAACGACACGAACGGAAACATCTTGTGGTCATAAGGGAGATACTGCCGCTCACGCACGGCGTCGTCTTCCTGCATGCACTTGGGACTGTAGGTGTCGTAGTAAATCGCTCCGTCACTGTCTTTGCAGTAGATCTCGTACAACAGAATCGTCGTGTCGTCCGGGGGCACCGTGATGCCTTCGCGCATCCGAATTGTCTGGAGAAACTGGTTATTGCCTGCGATTCCGAAGTCGCCCACCTCTTTACCCTTGATCCGTGCGATGAAATCTTTTTCCTGCCGGAAATTCTTGTTCCTCTTGTAGGTGGCCTCGTTCATCGACATGATGTGAACGCACCAGTTGGCGTCATACTGCAAATCGTCCACGTTCGGGTCTACCACGAAGTAGTACGGCGCCACCGAGTAAAAACAGATCGCGGATTTATCAAAGTCCCAGACAACCTTCAGTTGTGATCGGCCAGCCATGCACATCGCGTCGATGCAGGTCAGCATTTTGCGCTCAAGATTCGTCTTTTGCTTGAGGCGATAGTCGAACCACGCGCCAACCGATGCTGTGGTATCCGCAGGCTGCGTTTTTAAAGACGTGAACGCCGCAAACTGGTCCGTGCCGTAGAGTTGGTTGTAGTAGAACGGTTTTAGCCGCTCGATGATGGAGTCGATCAGCGGGAAATGAAGATCCGCTGCGCCAGGATACGGCGACGAGATCCGCCGCAAGCCAACGTGCCTCATTTTATACCAGACCTCCTGGCGTCGGTACCAGTCATCACGATTGCGAATCGCGTCCCCGATTTGATCTGCCAGTTCGTATCTCATATCAGCCCCACCCAGCACTGCTTCCCATTTTTTCCAAGACGCTTCGGTCACCCTGACTCTGTGCCGCTTCTTGCCATCCATTCCACGGGCCTTGCACGACTTCACTCATCTGCGCGTAGTCCTGAACTGCCATGCTCCCAAGAACCGCATCAGCACGGTTGGGGCTGGGTACGTTCCTCTTCCGCATTTCGTACTTCTCCTCGGCCTGCCAGAGTCCGCGCACGTTGAGTTTCTTCTGCCGTGTCGTGAGTTCCCCGAAAAGAATGTCATCACGCGGAAGTATCCATTCGCAGCGACTGATCTCCGCTGCGCCTTCCATCCAGGCCATCGCTGACCAACTCGTGTAAACGCCGTTCTGCGGTAGCGCCATTCCGAAGTTCTGCCGGCGCACAGGCCAGCCACCGCGTTCGCATAAGTCCCATAGTTCTTTATCCGCAGCGTCCACGATTACCTGCTCGGGTTTGACCTTTTGCTGTACCCACTCCCGAATGAAGCGACCTGCTGCCGCTTCCTTGTTGGCTTCCCGCCAACCGCACACGATTTCGATCTTGTTGCCTTCGCGCCTAACGATTACGTTTTCGTCGTGCCCGCCGCCAGAGTCACAGAAAAGGACAACGATACCCGGTTTGAACTCAGGTGGGTTCGTGAGGCAGCGTTGGAGATCGGTGTCCGAAAGGATGTATCGGTCGACCTCATCTTGGTCCATAAACTCACCGAAAATACTGCTGCGAGTGAACGGGTGATCTATCCCGTACGTGGCAATGATCCGGTCCACTTTGTCCTTGGAAATGTGCGGGCAGTCTTTGAGTCCCGCGCTGACGGATACGTATTGCGCTTTATCTTTTGTGAACGCATCAAAGAATGTGCCGCGCTTCAGCCCGGGCGACGACGAAAGCAATTTCGCATTATAACTACAACGGTCGACTCCGGTAAAAATCTCCGGCTTAACGTTTTTTGCCTCGTCGACAATCCAAAGAAGCGGACTCTCAATATCGTTGCCTTTGTGGAGTCCTTCGACCCTGCCCGCATCGTCGGTAGTAAAAGCGATCAGGCGCCCACCGGTCGGCGTCATTAACCTGTAGTACGGTGACTGAACCGAGTGCCACCCGACCATCTTCTGCTTGTTGATTTCAAGTGCCGGCAGGATTTGTTCGTTGAGTTGCTTCTGATCTGC